ACTTAATACCTGCCGCTACTTCAATAACTTTATAAACAGTTGGAAGATCAATTAAATCTTCTAATTTTGCTTTATCAGCAATATCTGGCTTATATTGTTTCATTGCAATAACTGCACAATCAAGTAGAAGGTCCATAGATTTAATGTTGTCTTCTGCTATTTTTTCATCTGATATTTTTTGAAATTCTTTCATAAAATCTCTTAATACAGAAATTTTTAATGGTTTCATTTCTACTTTTGTACCATCTTGTAATTCAATTTCTACAACTTCGTAAACACTTGTTGCCACGTAAAGCCTCCTTAAGACTATATAAAAATTATAGCACAAAACCCACCCCCCAAAAAGGAGAGTGGGCCAAGTGTTTTATTAAGTTGTATTACATTTGTGCTGGGGCTTGTCCAACTGTTCTGTCGACAATTTTGCCGTATGAACCGTTAGATGCTGACAACAGACGGAATGTAACTTCGAACATAGAAGGTGTATCACGCTTTGCAGAAACTGATACATTCTCGATTGAGAGTGCACGGTTTGCTACGTAAATACGTTCTACTGCGTTGTTTCCTGTTTTTGTTGGATCTCCAGATCCTGGACCAACAGCAACAAGAGCACGCTCTACTGGAACATCGCCAATATCTCCTGAAGAGAGATTTAAGCGAGCACCGCCGAATCCTTTGTCTGCTTCTTTTGCTGCAATTGCAGTAACCAAGTTATCAAGTGTTGCTTCTGCAAAACCTGTAACCATAGAAACTTGCATACCTTGTTTGTAAAGTTTTGCAACGTCTAGCAATTGATCAACTTGAACTTCACCAAAGTCTGGTTGGAATTGTAATTCCAAACCATTCATTGTGTAGCCAACACTTGACCAATCTGCTGAATCAGCAAGGGTGTCTTTGTAGGATGAGTTAGCCTGAAATGCTGGAAGATCAGAAGTTCCTGTTCCAGTAAATGAGTAAATTGCTGATGCACCTGTTCCTGAAACGTATTCCAGTGGGCTATCTGCAATAAACAATGCTGCTGCACCTACGATGATTTGTTTTGAATCACCACGTGTATATGCCATATTTTTTTCCTCCTCTATTTTTTAACATAGTGGGGGCGTATCCTCAATATCAATTATAACTTGTATTTACATGATAGTCAAACTTGACTATTAGGTCAGTTTGATAAGGGGTTCTTGTAGTATCTAGATTAGTAGCGTCTTTCATATAAGTAACTTGGTATGCATTTACGCATTGAAATTTAACATCTGATGGCCCAACAAAGTTATTTATGTCCTCTGCAGCAGCATCTTCCCTGTCTAGAGAAGAAAGCATTATATGCCTCATTGCATATACGTCCTCAACACTTGCACCTCTAATTGAGTAAAGCATTTGTTGGGATTTAATAGGATAGAAATACTTATCTTTTCCAGTTCTAGCCTTTACAAAATTATCATATAAAATATATGGTCTTGACCCCCATGATATTGCTCCAGCATTTGGATCATTTACGGGGAATATAGGAATAAATCTTCTTCCATTTTCTACATATTCATTATAGAAGTCCTCATCATTTAATCTAAATTGTTCCCATACATATTTATTTACTAATACTTCTGGTGTTTTATCGCTTAAATTAGGTATATTAATTGTCAATTTGATCTTCTCCTGGTAATTTTGATATCCAAGAAAGGGCAGTCATTTTTCCTATACCCGCCGCATTTGTACCTTGTAAGGCTTTTTTAAAGTTTCTTTCATATTCTTTTGGAGACTCAAAATGTTTGTAAAACTTTATTGCCTTTAAGTATACTTGGCTTAAATAGTTATTATAGAATTCTTGAAAGACACTTACAAAGCCACCCCTTGTTTCTGCTCCTCCAGGATTAAGAACTGTTATAGGTCCCATTCTAAAATACTCTAAACCGTCTATTTCGAAAAATAAGGCCTTTGCTTCCTTTTCCTTGATAACTACTGGGATGCCCTCTTCCATGACCTCTGCTTTGTCGTAAAACGGCTCAGTGGACCCATCCTTGACTGTCTGTGATTGTAAAAATTCTGCAGTGATTGTAGATCCTCTTCCAGAGGATATAATTCCTAAATCTACCAGTCTTGCTGTTGGGTTTCCTACTTGACCCCATTCATATATATGGTGAAGCATTCCTGGATGCATTCTTGCAACCCCATCTAAGTATTGATAAAAAGCATTAACACTAGTGTTTGCTACTTTTCTATTTATATATCCTTGTTGTGCTTTTGTTTCAGTAATAAACCCATCTGAGTATTTAACAAGGTTATTTAACATCTTATTTAATTTCTTAGTATCTATTTTTGCTGTAATCATTAGTAGACTACCTCGTATTGTTTAGTTGATCTAGTTAAGTATCCACGATAGAAATCTACAGCATGAAAGGCGTTGTATGAAGGAACAAAAGATTGAATTTCATATTGAGTTTTGGAATCTTCTCTTTCTGTCCATACTACTTTGCCTTCTGAGTCTTTTATGTTAGTAACCAAAACCTCTGTAATAGGGTAGTGTGTTCCACCTTTTTTTCTTTGAATATCATCAGATGTTCTAAAGGCAATATCAGAGTTATATTGAAAAAAAGCAGTTGTAGACTTTAGTTCACTATTTAATGTTTTATCTGCCATTGCTGATACGGCTGAGCATTTAACTGTTCTATCAAAAACCCAAGTTCTTTCCATTGTTCCAAAATCGTTCTGTCTAGTTTCTGCATAAAATATTTCAGCAGTCATAGGATAGAGTATATTATCTATTCCAGCACCTGGGAGCATTTACAACACCCCAACACGAATTGGTCTCTTATATCTCTCCAAGATCCTGTCAACTATAAGGTTGCCAGTTGTGGCCGTCCAATTTTTAGCAAACTTAATCTTAAAATCATCATTATCAAAGGATTCAATATATCTATTTATATATTTGATATTATCTTTAAATATATCTTGAACCAATAGTTCACATGCTTCTTGAATATCTTGTGGTATAACCTTCCATCCATAATCAGCATCTACGATATATTCATACCCTTCAAAAAAGTCTACATCTAAGAATCTATCTCTCCATACCTTCTTATAGTTTATTCTATTTGATTCTGGGATATCTAATACTATGGCATTTAATTGTTTATTAATCATATAGTCTGCCTCGTTATTTTGAGAAGAGGCATCATACATCAATTCTCCATTTTCATAAATCTTGTATAGGTTATGAATTTTTTCGTCTATAAGTAATTCATCTGTTCCTGTGCCAATAAATTCTTTTTCTTTTCTGATATATCCAAAGCCGTCTGTGTGTGAGTCAATTATGTATCTTGCTAGTCTTTCGTATTCAACTATGCTATTTCTTTCTACAGTTGTAAGAGTTGTTGTCTTTCCGTATAACTTTAGGCCTGTAGCATCTATATTGCAGTATGGCCTTACTATTTCAATATTTGTAATATTTACAATGTCATTTTGAGGATCTTTTACTGTTGCTACCAGGGAGCCTGTATAAGTTAAATAATGCTCTGGTATTGAGAATACCACTACACCAGATCCATTTGAATTTGCACTTGCTGAATATGACTGTGAGGTTATTAAGTCATCTAATTCTATTTTATAATTTACGCTTGAACTTAATCCAGAAAATGATGCAGACAAACTTGTTGTGTTATTCAATCTTAAAAGTTCCATGTGCACCTCTAAATTATTATATCATTTATAAAAAATAAGAGGGGAGTATCTCTACCCCCCTCTCTGATTTCGTAAAGCAAATTATGCTGTACGTGCGATTGCATCAGTTTCTTCGATTTGAACACCGAAACGTAAGAATACAGTATATTCTACTGTGTCTTTCTTAGGTTGGAATTCACGATGAACTGTGATATCTCTTTGGAAACCCCAAATTCTATTTTCAGGGAATGTCAAAGTGATACGGTTTGCAGGCATCAAAGGAACTTCCAATAAAGGAAGACCTAATACACGGTACTGGATTGGAGCACCTAGTATTTGTGGTTCTTGGCCAGCAACAACTCTTTCAACGATTCTTTCGCTGTTCAAGTTGCCTGAAGATCCAAGGCCATTGATGATGTTTGATACTGTTTCTGTATCTGCATAGAACTTCATTGCTGCACGTGAGGCACGGTATTTACGAGGCATTGCAAGCACAAGTGCTTGTAAGTCTTCGATATTTGTACCAAATGTTGCAGTGTTTGTTGAAGTATTTTCTTTTGTGACAAATCCTTCAAGGATGTTTAGGAACGCATTTGATCCTGTTCCAGTTCCGTTGATTGCAAGATCTTCAAGATCGTTTGCAAACGCACGGGTCATGGTACGGACTAAGTGGTCTTCTAAACCTGCTCCTTCTAGGTTGTCTTCTAGTGCTTCTGTTGATACTTCCCAATCAAGACGAATCTTCTTTGTTGAAAGTTCAACCTTTGTGAAAGTTACGCCAGCGTTTGTGTAAGTTGCATCTGCTTGTGCAGCGGCACGGATTACACGTTCGCCTACGTTTAACTTTTCAAGTTCTGAAGCGTTTGTACGCATTGTTACTCTGCGTCCATCTCTTGCAAGAACTTGTTGTTCGAAAATGTATTCGATAAATTGGCGTGATTGCTCAGGAGCAAGAATACCGCCGTCATTAGCGGCACTTCCTGCGACACCAAGGTCTCCTGCGGCTGGGGTTGTTACACCACCAATACCACCAGAAACGATAGATCCTGTAGCAGCAGCCTTTTCTAAAATTTCATCTGCCATAATATTTTCACCTCCCAGTGAATTAACGATATAGGTCAGCGGAATTGAGGAAACGCCCGCCCCACATCGATCCTTTTCTTATTTGTGTTTCCTGAACGACCCCGCCGAGGTCGCCAGACTTACGGACAGCGGTATCGTCTTCTAGTGAGTCGACACGCTTTCCAAACTCATCAACATTGTTTTTTACTCCTGCAATTTCCTCTTTTGCGGAAACAATGCTTTTTTGTAGTTCTGTCATTTTTTCGTTAAGTGACTTAACTGTTGCCACCAAATCTCCAAGTGCTGAAGCAACTGTATTTTGAACCTCGTCAATAGATTCTTGTACTGTATCTACAGCCTTTGCCAATTCTGCGTCTTCGCTATCTTCGGCGGGAGTGGCGGCATCTTCTGCTGGTGCATCTGTTGCTGCTTCTGCTGGTGCATCTGCTGCTTCTGCTGGTGCATCTGCGGCTGGTGCTACTGCTTCTGCTGGTGCTTCTTCTGCACTATCAGATTTTTCAATGTTTTCTTCGGTAGCAACTTCTTCAGCGGCTGGTGCTTCTGCTGCAACTTCTGCTGCGGCTGGTGCATCTGCGGCTGGTGTTTCAACAACTTCTTCAGTTGCTGGTGCTACTTCTACATTTTCTTCTGCCATATTATTCCCCTCCTTATCAGGATTTTCAGCCTTGGTTATTTTTTCACCAAGTCCAATTTTCTGCGATTTCAATAAATCTTTGATCACAGAATTCTTTTCAGTATCGTTTGATTCTACAAAGCCTATATTTATCATATGTTTTTCACATGATGGACATGAAGAATCTTCTTCTTGAGAAAGTCTTACTAGGGAATCTGATTCGCACCAGTAAACATTTTCAAGATCTACTTTACTAATAATACCATCTATTTTGTTTGTACCGTCTGCTACTTTTTCAATTGACACAATATTGGCAAATTGATTAGCAGGATTGTCTACTAATGAAAGTTCGTGTAGGTCATATTCTTTAATAACCCTAATTGCTTTATCCATCTTGGAGTCATACATTTCTTCAGAATCTTTAATGCTACCACCAATAGAAAAGCCAGAAAGAGTACCATCAAGAACTTTTTCCCAAGTGTCTTGAGCACCTTTTGATATATATGCATTTACGAATACTCCATTGTAAAATTTGTCTTCTTCTTTATTATAAAATTTATCTGATTTAAATGACACTACCCTGCCGACTGCGATAGGCATGTGCATTTCACGTAGGTTGCCACGGAATCTTTCAAACGCTTTAATACTGACATCGGTTGGAACGATGTCTGCTTGCTTGTCAATGTTGTCAAGGGTTGCAAAACCAGAAACTGTTCGTTTCTCTTTATCGACTTTAGCGATTGGCATGGACAACTTGATGCTGTTGTCTTCTGAGTGCCAAAATGCTTTATGCAAATTAGTCATACTACCTCTATTATAATTAGTCTTTATAGGGCTTTACAATATTATAACAAATTATTCTTGAGATCTACCTTCACCCTGGGCATTTCGTCCAGTAGTGGTGGATGCAGAATCGGAAGCATTATCTGTTCTCTGTTGGTCTCTACTTCTATTTCCAGTTGATTGAGCGACTTGTTCTGCTCTGGCTTGTGCACCTAGAACAATGGGGTCTGAGCCGCCAGGTCTATCTGGATACCCTAATCTTTCACGAACTTCATTTGGAACAACTACCTGCATACGTAGGTATCTCTCGTCAATTTGACTTTGAGTTTGTTCGTCTGTCAATGTTAGTTCATTGAATTTAAGGGCAAGCATATCTGTTTTTTCCTTAACAATCTTGTTAATGGTTTTTTCTAGATTTCTTTGTGCTGGTCTTGCTACTTGTTCCTTAAATGTTCTATCTGCCACCAATGCTGATGCGATAGAAACTCCCGCTCCACCACCAACTTTTGAATAAGGCACTTGGTGTGCCATTAAGATATCGTCACGATTTGACTTACGGTATTTTTCAAACGATCCGTCTTGAATACCATTCTCAATTGGTTTTAGATCAAAATCTACTTTATTATCTGGTCCATCTCCAGGAAGAGGGATGTAGAGTGTTCTGTGGTTTTGTCCACGAAGTCCAGCCTGCATGAATCTAAAGAACTTATCTTCTGCTTCTGGGCTAAGTTTTGCACCCTTTACCAAGGCAATGTATCTAGGAACTGCTTTGTTTTCAAAGTAATCAACATTGTATTTTGCTGCTAGTTCATTACCAACCATAGAAGTTGCTGCTGACACTGTATCTGGAACTCCATAGTATGAGTTCTTTGGAGAATACTTTTTAATATGAATTAGTTCATTTGGCCTATTGTCGCTTGTTACAGGGTTGATATTTCTTTGTTCTTGGAAGTTTCTAAAGTATACTA